ATTAATCGTGTGGATTTTAATATCAATACATTAGAAGGAAAAAGAGAGTTCTTACGTAACTTAATCACGTACTATGTTATATGCGAGGGAATATTCTTCTTTTCCGGTTTTGCCATGCTTCTTTCTTTTAATAGACAGAATAAATTGCCCGGAGTTGGAGAACAAATCCAATACACACTAAGAGACGAAAGCCTACATATCAAATTTGGTATTAAACTAATAAACAGAATAAGAGAAGACAATCCAAAAATATGGACTAAAGCGTTTGAAAAAGAAACGCTCGATCATATCGACAAAGCTATGGAGCTTGAACTCGACTATGCCAGAGATGTTTTACCAAATGGTATACTCGGACTTAACTCCGACATGTTTATTGATTATGTTCAATATATAGCTAATCGTAGACTTGAGAGTCTTAGTCTTCCTAGTCAATACGAAGATGTAAAAAATCCGTTCCCGTGGATGAGTGAAATTATCGACCTAGAAAAATGTAAAAACTTTTTTGAGACTCGTGTAACAGAATACGCAGTCGGAAACATAGAGGATGATTTTTGATGACCCAATTCTTCGAGGTTAAGAAATTAACAGAAACAGCGCACCTGCCAGAAAAGGCACACTCCGAAGACGCCGGATGGGATTTATACGCTGACGAAGATATTGTATTAGATAAATTTGAAACAAAACTAGTATCAACAGGAATAGCACTAGCCCTTCCTAGCGGCTACGCTGGTTTAATCTGGGATAGATCGTCAATGGGTGTTAAAGGCGTTCATAGACACGCTGGAGTGATTGACTCTGGTTATCGTGGTGAAGTTAAAGTTGCCCTTAAAAATACGCACGACGAAGTATACAGTGTCTCCAAGGGAGATAGAATAGCCCAATTATTAATACAAGAAACTCCCGAATTTATACTACAACAAGTAGATGAACTAAGCGATGCAGTTAGGGGGGCTGATGGATTTGGCTCAACAGGTAAATAATTAATGAAAAGAAGAAAATCTTTAAAAGCTAAAACTAAAAATCAAGGACTGTACATGAGTGCAATAGAGTGCAATGATGTCACTCTCTGCACAGGACCTGCCGGTACAGGGAAAACAGCAGTTTCAGTAGGTCTTGCCTGTGACTACCTGCTTGATGGAAGAGTTGAGAAGATTGTAGTTACTAGACCTGTTATTGAAGCAGGAAGAGGTTTAGGTTTTCTGCCCGGAACCTTTGAAGAAAAGATACATCCATATCTTATTCCAGTTTTAGAAGAGATGGGAAATAGACTGAACCCCAACAGGGTTCAGGCGTATAGAGATGAGGGGAAAATTATAGTATGTCCTTTAGAATACATGAGAGGGCGAAATTTTCATAATTCCTTTATGATATTAGATGAAGCTCAAAATGCTACATTTGAACAGCTTAAAATGTTCATAACTAGAATAGGATGGAACTCTAAAGCCGTTATAAATGGAGACATGGATCAAACAGACCTAATGGACATGGAGCAAGGAGGGCTTGACACATTCTTGTATCGACTAGACGAAATCGAAGGAGTTGGTATTGCGGAACTGACAGAAGATGATATAATTAGGAATAAGATTATTTCAAAAATTTTAAACGCTCTTCACGACCAACCTGTAAAATATTACGAATAATGCCAGATTACGATTACGAATGCCAAGACTGTAGCCATGAATTTGAACAATTTCATGGATTTAGTGATACTCCATCTCCTTGCGAAAAGTGCAACAGCAAGAACGTAGAGATTGTAGTTAATAAAGCTCCTGTTGGGTTTGTTAAAGGGGAGCCTAAAACTTTAGGTCAGTTAGCCGAAGCCAATACAAAAAACATGGGTCGCTACGAGCTTGATCACCACAAGGAAAAGCAAGAAAAAGGAAATCTTAAAAAGCAAAAACCAAAAGATTGGTGGGAAAAATCTGGCAATGCTGACAAGTCTGAAATAAATAAAATGTCTGCTAAACAAAAGGCTAGGTATATTAAAGATGGAAGAAGTTAATATAAAATGTGTCGATTGCGAAAAAATAATATTGCAGATGGTTAAGACAAAAGACTCTGAAAACATATTATATCTGATTGTCTCTTGCCCTTTTTGCGAAGGCGAAAGCTGGAGTACAAGATTAGAAGGCAAGCATTACCAAAAGACCGTTAAAGGAACTAAAATAGACGACCTTGTCGTTGTGGATAACGAAAATATTTTAATAAAGGTTATTAAAGATGCCAGATGATATAGAAGAATTCTTAACACCTGATGACACGACTTATATCTTTTACAGTAAAGATGGGAATGTCACAGAAGATGAAGTAGGAACATCTTGCGCTTATGTAGCCACCACAAAAGGTAAAGAAGGTCTTTATATCAAATCAATGAGAGGCAATTTGTTTGATCCTTTTGGTATGGATGAAAGCAAAATCAACTCCATTAGTATAAAATTTTCTAAAGTCAGTAGTGAAACTTTTGATCATTACTTAAAGTACTTGAAAACAAAACAAAACAACAGTCTTACATGGGCCGGAAGGAGCTTTTTAAATGACTAGAAACACCGGAAAACTTACTAAGGTAGAAAAATTCTACATTGAGAACAACACCGATAAAAACGTAGAAGAGATCGCAAAAGACTTGAACAGAACAAAAGCCTCCGTGAGCAAGTACTCTAAAACGCTTCCTCCAAATACTGATGTTTCGGAAGCAAAGTCTAAAGATCCAAACATTACAGACCTAATGGGTCAAAAAAAAGGTAGAGGTGTTACCGTTATGACTTCTGCGGCTTCTGAGTTAAGCGACGAAACTAGAAGCTCCAGAATATCTCAAAATGATAGACATCAAAATTCTATACATACTATTAAAAAATAATGAGTATATTTCTATCTAAAGAATTTGACAGTTACATAAACCAATACGCAGATTCTAATCCAATATGGATAGCCAAACTGTCCAACGGTGAAACGGTCTATCAAGACGACGGAAGACCTAACGTGCAGCCCGAAAGTGCTTGGCTAAGAATGAAGCAGTATTGTGAAGAGAATGACTTATACATAGAAAGTATCCAAGTCAGAAACCGATCCCATGTAGAAGATGTTGGATCTGGGCATGATGGATACTTTTTTTGTAAAGGTGCTGGAGCCTTATTGTTTCAAGACTTAACAGTTCATACGTTTAATATAGGTCATCTTGAAGATGAAAAACTTCACGTAAGAACTTGGAGACTTCCTGAGTTAATTCCAGAAAGGTTTGAAGAAAGAGATCCTTACGAGGCTTCTCATGAATGTTTGATTACTAAAAAAGGCGCATTGAATGACGAAAAATTACAAGCACAAAACAACGGGACAAGAATGTAATGCTGCTCAGTATATTGCTGAAATGGTTTGTCTAAGAGAAGCCGAAAAAAAAAGAGTTGGTAGACCAGCTTACGCTCTTTGGAATACTGAGTCATGGAAAAAGAAGTTTAAAAGCCAAGTAACGCAAGCTTACAAGTTACTTAAAAAGTATAGCGATAAAGCTATCATCAACGCCTTAAATTCTTATAAAGGCAAAAGCATATACTCTCTACGAGTGAAGTTTCTTGATCCAGTAATTCAGAACGAACAAAGAAAACTCGATAAGGTAGACAGTAGAGAAATAAAAGAAGTAGAATACAAAGACAACACTTTGGAAAAACCAAGAAAGCCTTTTGGCAAAAAGGGTAAACTATCTAGACTTAAGGATTTAGAAAATGAGTGATGCAACACTAAAAACCATTACTAAAAAATATGGAAATATACTAGTTAATGGAGCTGAAGTATTTGAAGAATTACAAAACATGAAGGTTATACCTGTGAGTCCATCCCTTGACTATGCTCTTGGTGGAGGATTTCGAGAAGGTACTTGGGTTCAGATGATCGGAGACCCAAAGTCTGGGAAAACAACCACAGCTTTACAATTCGCAGCAAACTGTCAAAAAAAAGAATACGGCGAAAGACCTATATTTTATATTAATGTAGAAGGTAGACTAAGTGTCAAAAACTTTGAAGGTGTTGAAGGTTTAAAAGCAGACAAAATAACTGTTGTTCAAGCTGACAATGAGACACTAAGCGCCGAACAATATCTTGGGGCTGTGGAAAAGTTAGTAAAAGCACATCCTAATTGTGTAGTTATTATTGACTCAATATCTAGTTTAATAGCACAGCGAGACTTAGACGAAGAAGTGCGTGGGGATTATAGGCCCGGAGTTCCAAGGATTCTATCTAACTTCTGCAAGAAAATGAGTAGTGTAGTTCCTAAACAAAGAGCTATCATTATTATGATTACTCACTTCATTGCAAATACTGGAGGCATGGGCAAGAAGAAAGTTGCCGACGGAGGCGTAAAGGTTCGTTATCAAGCAGATACAATATTAGAAATTTCTTGGACTCAAGCATGGAAAGAAAAGAATGATGGCCGTCAGATTGGTCAAGCTATGCATTGGAAAGTAGTCACTTCTGCTCTTGGTGGTTTTGTTGGAGCTGAAGCTATTGGATGGCTTAGGTATGGAATAGGTATTGATTACAAACAAGAGTTGTTTGATCAGGCAAATGATTTTGATTTGATTTCAGCCGCTGGCGCTTGGTACACTTGTCATTTTTTAGTTGATAATACTAAACCAATCAAAAAGCTTTTAGAGTCTGAAGAGATCGACCAAGAAGACGAAGAAAAAATTATCAAGTTTGTTAAGTTCCAAGGACAACAAAGACTTAAAGATTTTCTTGATAAGAATGAACTTTGGCCAGTTTTGCAAAATTCATTAAAGGAAATGTTGTCTTGAAGGCCATTGGTTTTGATGGCCGAGAACGTCCGTGGAAGCTCTCAAAATGTATAGTTTCCGGAGATCAAAAAAGACCTCGAAGTAATTTGCATATTTTAGCAAGAAAGTTACTCCGTGAGCAGTTTACTTATGATACAATCCTTGAAGAAGTTCCACTGCCGGGATCTCATAAGCCGTCAAGAAAGTCTACTTTATATGTTGATTTTTTTATACCATCTCATTCGTTAGCAATAGAAGTTCAAGGGCGGCAACATTTTGAATTTGTTGCTCATTTTCATGGAGACAGGCAGGGCTTTCGAAAATCAAAAGCTAGAGATCGAGATAAAGCTAATTGGTTTAAAAAAAACGATATACAACTTATTGCATTAAGTTATTTAGGAAAAGAAGATGACTGGAGACAATCTATTATCAATAGATAAACTAGACGAGTTTATAGATATTTTGGACAGTTACACATCCAACATTTCTTCTGTAGAGCCAAACCCAGAGGTTGAAAAACTTATCAACCTGTCTAGTTTTGAATTGAAGTCCTTTACCTCAGAAGAATGCTGCGAGAAAGCATATGTCTTATATGGATATTGCAACTATCTACAAAAAGAATATAACAGACAGTCTGCTAAATCTAAATGGTGTGAAGAATGCATAAACCATGCAGTGTCTTCAAAGTCTCATAACTTCGATAAGTATACAAAATGGGAAGTTAAAGTTAATTTAGTCATTAGAGAAGATGACTTTATTCAAAAAGTCTGGAGAGTCAAGAGAGTTGTAGACGGTATAGTCACCTCTTGCTCAGAAACAATTAGGGACATTAGAAAGCAAGCCGACACCCTAATAGAATTAAGCAGAAGAAAATATAACAGAGGATAATTTATGTCGCCTTTAGAACTAATCAAAAACGGGATACTAGAAAATGATCTTGAAAAAGTTATTCAGGGGTATACTCTTCTTACGGGGGAAGAAGTCAGGCCAAACAAAACAAACGACACAACCCCAAGAGAAGCTGAAGAAGTGCAATCACAAGTGCCGGTGCGGTCGTCGGACTTAGACTTTACAGTAAAAAGAGACAATGCTACTGTCGGAAAAGGCGGAAGAAAAGAAGCAATACAGGTTGGAGAGAATCAATTTGTAGACGATGGTTTAGAATCAAAAGGGGAAGAGTTTAAAACGCCAGAAATCAGCTTAACCCCCCGAAGAAAACCAATACAGATGGTTGAAGTAATTTGCAATTCCTGCGGAAGCAAAGAAGAGGTAAACCCAGCTTATAAAACAGGTAGTTACCATCGTTGCAGTAGATGCGTAGGTTGATAAACAAGGAATAATTTGTACATGTCGGAATTGACTAATACGGTTGCAGAGAAAGCAGTCCTAGCCGGATTAATCCAGTATGGAAAGAATGCTTTTGTTGATGTTGATGGATCTATACATGAGGATTCATTTACATTAGAAGAAAATCAAATCACATGGAGTTGTCTTAAGAAGCTATTTGAAGACTCAGATGTGGTTGATTTACCCACTCTTTATGGAGCAGCCAAGGCAATCAATCTAGACTCCGTATTCATGGAGCGAGTGCCTAAAGATTACTACAAACGGCTGTCTGCCATAAACATAAAACGAGAGAACATAAAACACCAAGCCTTAAGCCTTGTCAAAATGGACATTGCAAGACAGGTAGACAGAACCGCCTCTCAGATAAAATCTAATATCAGAGAAATTACTGGCGACGAAACAATAAGTGAAATAATAAGTATTGGAGAGGCTCCGTTTTTTGACTTTTCCAACAATCTAGAAGGACGAGTTGAAAACGATCCTGAAGACATCGGGGAAAATATTGATGAATACGTTCAACTATTAATAGACAATCCTAAAGAAATGATGGGTATAAGTACGGGATTTCCCAGATTCGATAAATCCATTGGAGGTGGATTAAGAAGAGGTAATATTGATTTAATCGGCGCCAGAGCTAAGGCTGGAAAAAGCTTATTTGCTGATAGTGTTGCTTTGCATGTCGCTGGAAAGCTTGGGATACCAGTTCTAATGCTTGATACAGAAATGTCTAAAGAAGATCATATCCATCGCCTGTTAGCTAACGTCTGCGACATTCCTATCAATGATATTTCTACTGGTCAATTTGGAAAATCTAACGGCTCACAAGAAAGAATTAAGCAGGGTGTTGAAACCCTGAAAACCCTACCTTATAAATACATCACTATTGCAGGAACTAGCTTTGATGAAACGCTTTCGATAATGAGAAGATGGTTAAAAAGAGACGTTGGTTATGACGAAAACGGTATTAGTAATCCGTGCTTAGTAATTTACGACTACCTTAAGTTGACGAGTTCATCCCAAATGGACAAGATGCAAGAGTTTCAAGCTATTGGTTATCAAATGCAGCAGCTGGTTAATTTTGCGATTAAAGAGAAAGTACCCTGTTTATCTTTTGTTCAATTAAACCGAGATGGTATAACTCGCGAATCCGAAGATGTGATTAGTGGCTCTGACAGATTGTCATTTTACTGTAGTAGTCTCACTCTTTTTAAGAGGAAGTCTGAAGAAGAATTAGCAGAAGACGCAGGAGAAAGCGGCAACAGCAAGCTAGTTCCGTTGTTAGCTCGTCATGGTGGAGGTCTTTCTGATGACTTTGATTATATTAATATGAATCTAAATGGCGCATACGGAAGAATAGATGAAGGCTTTACTAAATCAGAATATTTATTAGAAAATAAGCGTCATAAAGAAGGCTTTGATAACGAAGTTGATAATAACGAAGAAGGTTTTGTAGTTGAAGAAGATATTGATCCGGAGAAACCATTTTGAAAAAGCTATCTGGAAAAGAATTGAAATTTCTTTCCGACAAAATTGCGTTGAATATAGTGCCTGTCCTTGCTCATTTTGGAATTGAAGTGGAGGTCTCTGATGATTCCGTTACTTGCCCATGCCCTGTTCATGGAGGAGATTCTCTAAAAGGATGGAGTATGACCATAGATCGAGACAACGACTATTTAGGAATGTGGACATGCTGGACTGAACATTGTGAAGAAGAAATAGATAAACTTACTGGCAAAAAGAAGCATGTAAATAATCCAATAGGGCTTATAAGAACCTTATTGGCTAATAAATACGGAAAAGACAATGTACCTTTTGGTGAAGCAATTTCCTTCGCTATGAATCTTGTCGAAACAAATTTTGAAGACTTAACAAAAGGTTCTTCCAAAATAGACTTCACAAAAAATAGCATGTCTAACACGGAAAGAAACTTTGAAAGAAGAGAGCAAAACAAAAAACTTGGTTCTGCAAAAGAAAAAGTTCGCAAATCTCTTACTAGACCTGCTAAATACTTTGTAGATAGGGGTTATAGTGAAGAAGTTTTAGAAGCTTTTGACGTAGGCCTGTCTCGTAATCCTAAAGGGGCTATGAGGCAAAGAATAATAGTTCCTGTTTATGATGATGATGGAGAAATTATGGTCGGCTATCTTGGAAGGTGGCCTTCTGAGGATTATTCTAAATATAAACAACCAAAATGGAGATTCTCTAAAAAATTCTATTCTGGCGCTTGGCTTTATGGTTATCATCTTGCAAAATCACATATAGAAGAAGCAGGTGTTGTAGTCTTAGTTGAGGGACAGAGTGATGTATGGAGGCTTTGGGAGGCTGGAATAAAAAACTCTGTTGGAATGTTTGGCTGTAGTATTACTGATACACAATTAAGGATTCTAGAAACCTCCGGAGCTAAGAAGATTGCCTTAATATCAGATAACGATAAGGCTGGACAAAAGGCTAGAATATCTATTAGGAAAAAATGTGTGGGTAAACTCGCAGTAGCGGATATAATGATTGAGTCAAAGGACGTTGGAGAAATGTCTGCTCAAGAAATACAAGCAAAGATAAAGCCTCAAATTGAGAGATTGTACAATGACTAAGATATTAGGATTTTCTGGAGCAAAGCAAAGCGGCAAAACAACATGCTGCAAATTTATTCATGGCTATCAGTTAAGGTTTAATGATGTTATTAAAAAGTTCTTCATGGATGAAGATGGATCTTTGTTGATAGATGCTATTCAGATGGACGAACAAGGCAACGAGATAGAAGGCTTAGGCGTTCTTGATATTGAAAGAATGGATGAAGAGTTTTTGGAATATGCTTCGCAGATTGTATGGCCTCATGTTAGATCTTTTAGTTTTGCAGCCCCGTTAAAGATTATTGCTACTAATCTATTTGGTTTAGAGCATGCTCAATGCTACGGAAGTGATGAAGACAAGAATAGTCTAACAAAGATTAAATGGGCAGACACTACCGGAGTTGTTAACGCCTCTGAATTTATGACAGCTAGAGAATTTTTGCAACATTTTGGAACTGATATTTGCAGAGGGATAAAGTCGGATATTTGGACAAGCTCTTGTTTAGACAGGGTTTTGTCCAGCGGAACTGAATTTGCGATTGTTCCTGATGTTAGATTTCCTAATGAAGTAGAAGCTATACAAAAAGCTGGTGGTAAAGTAATTAGACTAACTAGAAAGCCTTTTGAAGATAGTCACTCAAGCGAGATATCTCTGGACGAAAAAGATGCCATGTTTGACTACGTGCTAGACAACAGTGAAAAGGGTATTCACGAAACAAACACTGCGCTCATGGAAGTTTTAAAGGAGTGGGGATGGCTAACGACAAAATCATAAGCATCCCGTGGGATGGAAACATGATAGATCGCGCTAGGGCTAAAGCAAAAAAACTTGGCGAGATAAGAAACTCGATATTAAAAGGTGGCGGTAATGTCGCCGGTTATTTAGGAGAAGAAGCTGTTGCGTCTTATATTGAGGCAAAGATAACTAGCTGTAACAAAGGATCTGGTAAGTATGACTATGATATCACAGCTAAAGATAGTCGCAAAATAGAAATAAAAACAAAACGAAGAACTGTATATCCAAAAGATTATTTTGATGTGTCGGTCGCTAAGACCAGCGTTCATCAAAGACCAGACTTGTACATTTTTGTTAGTATTGAATTCGAAGATATGAAAATGGCTAACGGCAGGCGTTGCTATTATGGTATCAAAAGTATTTGTATATTAGGACAGGCTAAGCCTGAAGACTTTTTTTCTAGAGCATCGCTTTGGGAACAAGGCGACATTGATAAACGAAACGGTTTTAAAACACACGTAGATATGTATAACCTGCCCATATCGGAAATAGATCCATTAGATGATAGTTTGTTACCACAGAAGCAGTAGTCTTGGAACATTAGAGTTTTGTCAACAAAAGTATTTTTTGCAGTACAATCTCTCTTTCAAAGATAAGACTAACAAGAAAGCCTTAATGGGGACAATAACTCATAAGGTAATGCAGACCCTTGGAGACAAGAAGGTTGCTATTCTTAATGGACTTGACGTGGTAGAAGACGAAGAAACAGGAAGAACTCTTACCTTAGAAGAATGCGATGATCTTGAATTGCTCAATGATATCGCTTTTGAATATTATAGCTCTGCTTTTCCAGAAGTTAATATAACCCAAGCAGATAAAAGAAAATGTTTGTCATGGGCCGAAAAAGCAGTGGCTTATGAAGGTGGAGTGCTAGACCCTAGAAACCAAGATGTGGTTGCTACGGAATTGTTTTTCGACTTCGAAATTAAGAAACCATGGGCTAAGTATTCATACGACCTTGGTGGAAAAACTATTGAAGGGTATTTATCAATCAAGGGAACGGTTGACTTAATACTTAAACAAAACGAAGAGTATTATGAGATACTAGATTACAAAACAGGGAAGAGGCTAGACTGGGCAACAGGCGAAGAAAAGACATACAGTAAACTGCAAAACGATACTCAGTTATTATTGTATTATTATGCCCTTAAAAACATGTATCCTGATCGTGAATTCTCAGTAAGCATATATTACATTAATGCTGGTGGTTTGTTTTCTTTTGTATTTGATGAAGACGATTACAAAAAAGCGGAAGAGATACTACGCAAAAAATTTGAACAGATCAGAGACATTCAAAACCCCAGACTTCTTTCTAATGAACACAAACATTGGAAATGTCAAAAGCTTTGCAAGTTTAGCGAAGAGTATGAAGACTCTGGAAAAAGCGTCTGTCAACACATACGAGATGAACTCGTAGAAAAAGGCGTAAATGCGGTCGTTGAAGAGTATGGGGTTATTGACAAAATTACTACCTACGGAGATGGTGGTGGTAGGTTAGTAGATTCAGAGGAAAAAGACAAAAAATGAATCAAGAAATAAAGGGAAATATCAAAGGTCACCCTAAAAGATCTTCTAATGGTCAAGACTTATACGTTTATTATATTCTTGGCGACAGTGGTTATTTTGTAGATATTGGCGCTCATGATGGAAAAGACGGAAGCAATACCTACGCATTAGAAAAAGCTGGATGGAAAGGTTTGTGTGTTGAGCCTAGCCCCGTTCACCAAGAGGCTCTTTTAGAACACAGAAGTTGTATTATCGACAACTCTTTGGTGTATGGAGAAAAAACAAAAAAGAAATATTTCATACATAACTACGCTGAAAGATATGAGGAATTCAAACGAGGTAAAGAACGCGAGGAAGCCCAAGGCAAAAAGGTAATAAACTGGCATGCTCACTTGGGAGGAGGCGGAATTGTTGAACATCTTGACGAAGGCTACGAAGAAAAACTTGAGGGGGAATATGTAGAACTAGAAACTACAACCCTTTTAGATATATTAGAAAGGCATGATGCGCCAAAGCTAATAGAATTTTTAGATATTGATATTGAAGGAGCTGAATATGAAGTAATCAAAAACTTCCCTTTTGACAAATATGAATTTAAAATAATCTGTATTGAAGTAAGGCCGCATACTAGAGATCCTATAACAGAACATTTGATTGCAAATGGTTATAGATACGCTCAAGATATTGGTCAAGACGCAATTTTTCGGAAAATATAATGAATTGGACACCTTTACACCTGCACACCCATTACAGTCTCCTAGACGGCCTCAGTAAGCCCTCACAGGTCGCTGAGCGATGTTCTAACTTGGGTTACACTTCTTGCGCCCTGACAGACCACGGGACTATATCAGGAGCCGTGGCCTTTACGCAGGCAATGAAAGAAAAAAATATCAAGCCTATTTTGGGGTGCGAGTTTTACCTAAGCCAGCAAGATTGTGAAATAAAATCTGACGAAAATAGAAGCCTTAGTCATCTATGCGTACTTGCCAAAAATAGAAAAGGTTGGGATAATCTAATCCAAGCTGTTTCCAAGAGCAACAACGAAGAAAACTATTATTACAAACCAAGACTTGATCTTGCAACATTAAACCCGTTTGCTGATGGTAATTTAATATCTTTTAGCGGGCATCTTGGAAGCGACTTGGCTGATGCAATATTTGCAGATCCAAAATCAGGATACAACGCTAAAACAGAAGAAGAAGCGAAAAGGTATATACATCCAGACTGGGTAAACGAAGCATTAAAAGTGGCCAACGAATACAGGGCTATATTTGGAAGGGAGAACTTCTTCATTGAAATACAGGCTATTGATCAAGAAAATTCTCCAGCGGCCAAGCTGGTAGTTCAAGGTTTAAGATATATAGCAAAAAAATACAACTTCCGGACTGTAGCTACGGCAGATTCTCACTATCCAGAAAAGAAGGATGCAGACGACCAACTGTTACTGCTATGCTCTGCTCTTAAAACAACCCTTCCTAAAATAAAGAAGAAACTTAGAGAAACGGGAGATTCACCATTCTCTGGATTTTTTAAGTCTAACAACTTTCACATACCATCCTTAGAAGAAATACAAAACGTCAACACGCCGGAAGAAATAGAAAACGCAATGCTTATAGCCAGCATGTGTGAAGACTACGACATACTTGGCAAGCCAATGCTTCCAAAATTTAAATGCCCAAAAGAACATTCTGAAGATCAATATTTAAGACAGCTGTGTAGAGAAGGATGGAAGAATAGACTTGCTCCAACAGGAAAAGTTAATACCGAACAAGCAAAACAAATTTACACAGACCGGATCAAAAAAGAGCTAGATGTAATAAGTGGTGCTAACCTAGCAGGATACTTCCTAATAGTCAGAGATATAGTTAATAGTGTAATTAAACGCAATCATATTCCCGGACCGGGAAGAGGCTCTGCTGCTGGATGTTTAGTATCATACTTAATAGGTGTAACTCAAGTTGATCCCATTGAATATGGATTACTGTTTGAAAGATTTTATAACGCCGGTAGAAATACTGAAGGTTATGCTTCCTTACCAGATGTCGATATAGATGTTCCAGCCAATAAAAGAGATGAAACAATAGATTATATACGTGACAAATACGGAACTGAAAAGGTAGGCCAAATGGTAACGTTTGGAAGGTTGCAAGGTAGAGGAGCTATCAAAGAAGTTCTGAGAATGAACGAAGCTTGTGGTTTTGATGAAATGAATGCCATAACAAAGAGTCTTCCTCATGAGCATGAGGTTTCAGATCAGTTAGCAGAAATGGATAATCCATCTGTGATTAAATGGACTCTAATGAATCAGCCAGAAACTCTTAGAGGTTATTGTAGATTAAATGATGAAGGCACTCTTGAAGGTGACTACGCTAATCTTTTCAATCAGGCTATGAGAATTGAAGGGACTTTTAAATCTCAAGGAAAGCATGCGGCAGGTGTCGTTATATCGTCTCACGATTTAAATGAAGTTTGCCCCATGGTGCGAGACAAAAGAGGCTCCGAAAAGATAGCCGGAATGGAAATGAACGACCTAGAAGCAATGGGTCATGTTAAGTTTGATATATTAGGTATTTCTTTAATGGATAAAATGATGGGCATTAGAGACCAACTAAAGGAGCGACATGAATAGTAAGACTAGCTACACGCAAAACGTAAAGGATAAAATATTGTCTGGCAGGTCGGTTGACTACAAAGGCTTAACAATTTGCAGAATCAATGACTTTTACCCCTTAATGCATAAAAAGATTAGATATCAAGTTCACTCACATTTTTTCAGTAAACTGTATGAGAATATTGATGAAGCATTAAACAAATTTTTTGATATTAAAAGGAAAATAAGATGAACTATAAAGACATTATCGTCTTCGACTTTGAAACTGGCTCTAGAAACCCTGAGAAAACTCAACCCATACAAATTGCGGCAGTGGCAATACATGGGAGAAAATTAACTGTTCAGCCGGACGGTTACTTTGAAAGTTTGATTCGTCCATTAGATGACGAGGAAGCTATCAAAATGGGTTTAGATCCTATTGAAGACGAAGCTCTGGCGGTTAATGGTAAAACCAGAGAAGAAATTGCAAAGGCTCCATCTGAAAGAACCGTTTGGAAAAAGTTTACGAACTACGTAAATAAATACAACTGGAAAGGCACTCCTTATTTTGCACCTATGGCCGCCGGTTATAACATTGTTGGGTTTGACATGCCCATCGTGCAGCGAATGTGTGAACTGTATGGACCTGTTGATAAAAAAACAGGCAAGCAGGCTCTCTTTAATAAAATCCATAGAATTGATGTGATGGATAACGTATGGATGTGGATGGAAAATAACGCAGACGTAAAATCTCTAAGTATGGACTCAATGAGAGATTTATTTGGAATAAGTAAAGAAAATGCTCACGATGCATTACAAGACGTTAAAGATACAGCTAATTTAATGATTGGCTTTATGAAACTGCATAGAAGAATTGCGCCTAAGATTAAATTTGAAAAGGCTTTTGCTGATGGAAACTTACACATTTGAACCACTTGAACTTAAATTTGATAATGAAGATGCTTGGGAACTTATATGTTCTGGAAAAACTAAAGGTGTTTTTCAACTAGAAAGTAATCTAGGAAAGTCTTGGGCCAAGAGAGTTCAACCAAGAAACATTGAAGAGTTGTCTGCTCTAATATCTATTATTAGGCCGGGAACATTGAAAGCTATCGTAGATGGCAAATCAATGACTCAGCATTATGTTGATAGAAAGAATGGGGTAGAAGAAATAACTTATCTTCACCCCTCTCTTGAGCCAATTCTAAAAGGGACTCAAGGAGTTCTTGTTTATCAAGAGCAGTCTATGCAGATTGCTCAGCAGTTAGCTGGTTTTAATCTTCAAGAAGCCGACAACTTACGTAAAGCCATTGGTAAGAAAAAGGCAGACCTTATGGCCAAAGTAAAACAAGACTTCTTAAAAGGATCTTCTGAAAAAGGTATTATCACTACAGAAGAAGCTGAAGAAATCTTTAGCTGGATTGAAAAATCTAGTCGTTACGCTTTTAATAAATCACATGCTGTGTCTTACGCAATATGTGCATACTGGAGTGCTTACGCTAAATTCCATTTTCCTCTTGAGTTCTATTGCAACTACTTAATACACTCGTCTGGGAAACCAGATCCTCAACGAGAGGTAAGAGAACTGGTAAATGATGCAAAAAATTTAGATATACATATTAGTCCACCATCAATAAAGTCGTTAAACACTAAGACCGACATAATTGATAACCAAATACATTTCGGTTTAATTGATATAAAATCTGTTGGAATGAGGCAAGTTGATAAGTTTAGGGATGCTGTAATGTTTCTTGAACAAACTTTAGGAAAGAGCCTTTGCGAAACCAGTTGGTATGAATTTCTGATTATTGCGTCTCAAAAAATCAACTCAAGAATGCTGACTGCTCTTATATCAATAGGTTTCTTTTCAGGTCTTCCGGAAACTAGACAGCAGATGTTAGACGAATTTGATACTTGGTCAAACATCACCATTAAAGAAGCCGAATGGGCAGAAGAGAACTTTGAAGACCATGACAATTTAACAAGCCTTCTTAAAGTTATGATTCCCGTTAAAAAGGATGGAGGAGCAGCTTTTAACTCTAAGAGATCTCAGATAATGGCTGACTTAGTGAAACAGTGTGAAAAGCCGTCTTATTCACTCAAGGATGATTCAGAATGGGTAATCAGAACAGAGGAAAATTATCTAGGAATAGCACTCACGTATTCAAGAATCGAAGCACATGACATAAGTTTAGCAAACACGACCATTAAAGAATTTATTGATGGTAAAAGAGGGAACATTAAGATGGCTGTCACCGTAAGCGAAGTAAAAAAATACGTCGTTAAAAAGGGTAAGTCTATAGGATTAGAGATGGCTTTCTTATGTGTAGAAGACACTACAGGCACTATGGATACCGTTACGGTTTTTAATGATCAGTGGTTGTCTTATAAAAATATCTTATACGAAGGAAACAACATTATTATGATTGGCCAAGATTCAAAAAAGAAGCGATATCAACTAGATGATGGCTTCATACTAAATGAAGTGATCGAGTTAAGTTGACATTTTTTTAAACCGAGACTATAACTTACTAATACAGTATTAAACATGAGGCACTATTGAATGAATACGATTTCAAACTATTGTAGATTTATTGGGAAACTAGTAGACAATCCAAAAATTGTAGAATTTGAACACACAAACCTCTGCACTTTTACCTTGGCTATTACCGAATATAGAAAAGAAAAAAATGGAGAAAAGAAGAAGACCGTAAACTTCTTCGATTTTGAGGCTTGGGACTCTGGCGGAGAAACTATTAGCCGTCACTGCTCCAAAGGAAGCGTAATTGATTTAGTTGCCTCTGCTAGAAACAACTCTTGGGTTGATAAAAGTGGTCAAAAAAGATATTCAACAAAATTCAGAGTCACAGAATTCAAATTCTTTAACGCAACAAAAGAACAGCAAACAGTTAAAGACTAGTCAAGACACGTCTAAACAAAAAGAGCTTACCGAAGATGCGCTAATCCGTGAACATTACGGACTGGTTGTTTCTCAAGCTCTTTATTTTTTAGATGATTCTAACTTTGAAGACTACATACAGGCTGGTCTCATTGGATTGCTAAAGTCTATAAGGACTTATGTAGAAGAAAAATCTAAGTTTAGCACTTATGCGTCTATATGCATAAAAAACGAAATACATAAACTTAAGAAGAAACTAAACAGGCTAAGCGCAACAAATAAAATTGAGGAATTTGAAATACAATTCCGATATAATACAAAAGAATCTATACTTGACTATCTTCCAGAATCTTTTCCTGAAGAGTATAAGTTCATAATTAAGCTAAGACTTCAAGGATATACTAATAAAGAAATTTCTGAGTATACCTTAAATACAAAAAATGAAGTGTCTGACAAAATAAGTCTCATAATACAAATGTTGAGAGATGTAAATTCATGAGAAAAAAAAGAATACTATTTTGCGGAGAGGCTACGTATTTACATACTGGTTATGCAACATACCTCAGAGAAGTAATGAAGAGACTGCATTCTACAGGAAAATACGAATTAGCAGAATTTGCTAGTTACGGATCTGATGTAGACCCAAAAAGGGCTGATATACCTTGGCATTTCTTTGGCAATTTACCAGCTAAAGACAACGAAAGAGATCAAGAAAAATATGATTCAAGTCCAAGTAATCAGTTTGGAGCGTGGAAATTTGAATCAGTACTGTTAAGCTTTTTGCCAGACATAGTCTGCGACATCAGAGATTTTTGGATGTTTGAATACCAAGAAAGGTCTCCATTTAGACCTTTCTTTAATTGGGTAATCATGCCAACAGTAGATGCAAACCCTCAAAATGAACAATGGTTATCAACCTTTTCTAGCGCCGATGCTGCATTTGCGTATTCAGACTGGGGAGCAGAGGTATTAAGAAAAGAATCAAACGGTAGTATAAACTGTTTAGGCTCAGCGCCACCTTCTGCCAATGAAGTTTATGCGCCTGTTGAAGACAAGAGAGCGCATAAAGAGTCTATGGGGATTGACCCAGATTCAAAAATTGTTGGAACCGTAATGAGGAACCAAAGGCGTAAACTATTTCCCGACCTGTTTGAGTCCTTTAGCAAGTTCCTTCAATCTAGCGGTGAAAAAAATGCCTATCTGTATTGTCATACTAGTTATCCAGATTTGGGATGGGATATACCAAAGCTATTAAATCAATACAAAATAGCCAACAAGGTATTGTTTACATACTCTTGTGGTGAATGTGGACATAGTTTTCCCACCTTCTTTTCTGACGCAAGAGCAAAATGTTCAAACTGTGGAAGATTTTCCGCGTCGTTCTCAAATGTCCAAAGAGGTGTTTCATATGAATACCTTTCTAAGGTCATGAATGTTTTTGACTTGTACATACAGTATTCTAACAGTGAAGGATTTGGTCTTCCTCAAGTAGAAGCTGCGGCTTGTGGAATTCCGGTAATGAGTGTTGATTACTCTGCAATGAGTAGTGTAATTAGAAAGCTGGGAGGAACACCTCTAAAGCCAAAGGCTCTCTATAACGAATTAGAGACAGGGTGTAATAGAGCAGTTCCAGACAATGAAGACACAGCAAAACAAATTCAAAAGTTTTTTAAAATGCAAAAAAGCGAAAGAGATACACTCTCAAAGAACACAAGGTTAAATTTTGAGAAGTATTACCAATGGGACAAAACAGCTAAAAAGTGGGAAAACTATTTTGATTCAGTAGAAGTTAAATCCATGGAGGAAACATGGATGTCGCCCTCTAGGATACACAATCCTAAAAAAGTAAATACTGACAATATGACAAACTCAGAATATGCTAGATGGCTTATAGCAGAAGTTCTAGGAGAGCCAGAAAAGCTTAACACTTATTTCGAGTCTAGATTAATAAGAGATTTAAACTATCAAATGTTTATTAATGGAATGGGCGATGCTTATCTTAATGAAGATTCGTTCAAATTTCTTAAGCCTTTATACGAGCCGTTCGATAGAGAAAAAGCGTATGATATGATAGCCGAGCTTTGCGAATTAAAGAATTTTTGGGAAAAAAAGAGAAAAGAATACGTAAAATGAAAGTTCTTTATGTAGGCTGCTATAGAGACGGCACTGGTTGGGGAAATGCAGCGATTGACTATATATTGTCACTAGACGCTGCCGGTGTAGATGTTGTCCCCAGAGCGATTAAGCTCAACAACAAACAGGTAGAATTACCTAGTAGAATAATTGAGCTAGAAAATAAAAGCTCTGAATCTTGTGATGTATGCATACAACACACACTGCCTCATTTTATGGAATACAGCAGTGCGTTTAAAAAAAATATAGCCCTGTACGCGACTGAGACTAGCAACTTCATCGACTCTGACTGGGCTAGAAGAATAAACATGATGGACGAAGCGTGGGTCATAAATAACCAAATGGCACACGTCTCAGTCGATAGCGGAGTTACTGTACCGATAAAAGTAATTCCTCATGCAACAGACTTTTCAAAGTTTGAGAGAACCTACGATAAGATAGACTTTCCGTCGGCCAAAGATTCGTTTGTTTTCTATACGATTGCAGACTGGAACAAAAGAAAAAACATAGAAGCTTTTATAAGAGCTTTTCACACTGAGTTTGAGCCAGAAGAACCAGTATCTCTCTTAATAAAAACTAACAAGCATGGCGTAGAGCCTGAGAAATTAGCATTGAGCGTTAGAGATATGTGCAATACTGTTAAAACTAAGATTAAAAAATTTGACAGTATAGACAAATATAAAGAAGACTTAATAGTTACAGACTACACCACAGAACTTGAGCTATATAGACTACATAATTCTTGTGATTGTTTTGTAATGCCTAGCTATGGAGAAGCTTGGTGTATTCCTGCTTTTGATGCTATGGGTTTTGGAAACATTCCTATCTGTACGAACATAGGAGGAATGTCTGACTTTATAGAACAAGCAGGTTTTTTAATTGAAGGAAGAATGGAACCAGTTTATGGCATGATGGATACTCTTCCAAATCTGTTCACCCCAAATGAAAACTGGTGTTCTATTGATATAAATGGACTCAGAGAAGTAATGAGACATGTGTATGAAAACTCAGAAGACTTAAAAAAAATGAAGTCAAACGGGTTAAAACAGGCCTATGAGTATTCTTATGAAAAGATTGGCAATTTAATGAAGGAGACTATAGATGCCTAATGTAATGTCTTCTATATTAAGAGCTTCTACAAGAAAGCCAGACGAAAAATTAAATATCTTAACTTTTCCTACACACGAGAGGTACGAAACGGGATTAGCAAAAACTGGACATAATTTTTATGCCTATAGAGCAGAAGGTATAAAAGACTGGAATGAAACATACGCTCCTCTTCCAGTGAATTACACTTTGTTAAATCCTGAGATGGCAAATGCACAACTTCCAACTCATGTTGATTTTGACCTAGTTCTTTCTCAAAACAAGTTCGGACAATTTCAAAAAGCCTTAGAGCTTTCTTCTGTGTTTCATCTGCCTCTTGTTAGCTTAGAGCATACCCTACCTGTTCCAGAGTGGGATGAAAATATTATGAATACAGTTCAAAATATGAGAGGGGACATCAATATCTTTATATCGGCTTTTAGTATAGACGAATGGGGATGGGAAGATAAAAAGGACACTGCCGTAATTACACATGGTATCGACACAGATCTATTTTGCCCTGCTGACATAGAAAAAGATGACGACATTTTATCCGTTGTAAATGATTGGATAAATAGAGATTGGTGCTGTGGTTTTAACATATGGCAAAGAGTGATTGAAGGTTTACCACACAAGGTGGTTGGCGACACTCCGGGTTTATCTCAACCGGCTGCCTCAACCGAAGAGCTTGTCGCCACCTACCAAAACAGTAAGATATTTTTGAATACTTCAACGATATCTCCAGTTCCAACAGCTTTAATGGAAGCCATGTCTTGTGGATGCGCAGTAGTATCTACTGATACATGCATGATTCCTGAAGTGATAGAGCATGGCGTCAATGGCTTTATAACCAATGATGAAAATGAAATGAAGCAACACTTGGTGGATCTATTAAATGATGAAGCAATGTGTGAAGAAATCGGAAACAACGCTAGAAAAACTATAGTTGAAAACTATTCTATGGGCAGGTTTGTTTCAAACTGGGATAAAGCCCTTAGACTTGCTGCGGGCATACCATTTAGAGGTTAATATGAAATTAAGAATTACAGTTGGATCTGAACAAAAAATTAATGGCTATATAAATATAGACCCAGTAAGCCAATTTGATGACTTGCAAGCAGATTTAAGAAATCTAGATTTAGTAGCTGACGACGCAGAGTGTTCAGAAATTCTAGCGGAAGAAGTAATAGACTTCGTTCACAGAGAAGAAGTCTACCCCCTTTTAGACCACTGGATTGGAAAACTTAGGCATGGCGGAAAAATATTCGTATCATTCTATGACACAAGACAGATAGTCAAAGCTTACTACAGAGGCAAGATTGATGACGATGAATTTAATCAAATAGTTCATGGGACTTTTTCTGCGCCTTGGGACATACGACTTAGCCACACGACCCTAGAAGAAATTTCTATGTTTTTTCAAGCGAGGGGTTTAACAGTAACTAAAAAAACACTAGACGGCTTAAAAGCTACAATTGGAGCTACGAGACCATGAAAAAAGACAACACCGATTTAGATTTAGACCACGAAGAAAATGCTACAGACCAACAAATAGAAACCAGTTGTAAAAGTTGTATATTTGAAACTTTGCCCAAACAATGCGACTTTGATTATCCTAACAGGATTTCAGAGGAAAAGGTTGAGCTTACGCGAGAAGAAGATGGCCAAGAGCATTATAGAATTCAAGGTTTATGCAAATGGTTTAGGGACGATTTGTGGAAAACGGCCAATCGGGGAAAAGATTTACAAGCTGTTGCGGAAAAAGAAAACGAGTTAAATCTATCCTTAGTCATTATTGTGCGAGATGATATTTCAGGCTTCGATAAAACTATTGAGAGTATACAAAACCAAAAAATAAGACCAACACGAGTGCTGTTTGTTATTACGTCGTCAGATGTAAACTATATTGAATTTATTTTAAAAGCAAAAGAAATAGCCGAGTTAACAGGATTGGGAATAAAAGCCCAAAGTATAGCAGATCCCAAAATTTTAGAAAACGATCTTTTAATAATTGATGAGGCATTTAAAGAAATTAAAAGTGGTCATTACTCTGTTTTTGAATTGGGTTATGACATACCAGAAAATTGGATATCTAAAATAGATGAAGCTGTTAATAAAGAAGATAAAATGGTTTGTTATATAAAACCAATTGATAGCATTAATGGTATCACGGCGCAAACAATGATGCACAAATTCTTATACGGAAATAAAGGCGCACCTCTTGAGATAAAAATTAAAGAAGGCTTAGAATATGACGAAAATGATACTCAAATGATCTTTAGCTGGGAAGAGTTGAAATGAACCTACCTTCAGTAACTATCTTAATAGCAAATTACAACGATGAAAACTATATAGACCGCTGTATAGAAAGTGCTGTAAACCAAGATTTCTCCGGTCCTCTTACTGTGTGTATAGTAGATGACGGTTCCGAAGATGAGTCTTGGGATATTATAACTTCGTATCTCAAAAACCCAAAAGAAGACAAGATAGAAGAAGGGATCGTTTTAACTTCCAAAAATATAGGAAGATTTGAAAGAACAAGTATTATTGCTATAAAGTCAAAAAATGGAGGCCCAAGTTCAGCTAGAAATATTGGTATAAATTACACGTTAGAAGATACTGATGTTTATGCAATACTAGACTCTGATGACGAAATGTATGAAAACAAAATTAGTTCTTGCACTGACTTATTTGCAAAAGGTGAAGGCATGATAGGGGTAGTCTACGGAGATTATGATACCATCAGTACCGAAACCGGAAAGACCATTAGAGAGTTTAAAGAGCCATACAGCAGAAGAAGATTAGTTCAAGAATGTATTGTTCATAGCGGAGCGTTGATTTTAAAAGATGCCCTTCAGGACGTTTTAGAAGATACTGGCTATTACGACGAAACAATGAGAACTTGTGAGGATTATGATTTATGGATGAGAATTAGCGAAAAATATATTATAGCTCACGTTCCTAAGTCTTTAACAAAAGTAAGAGTAACTGGCGACAACTCATCATTTATAGTAAACCAAGAGGTTTGGCAAAAAAACTGGATGAGAGTCATGGAGAAAATGCAACAAAGGACAAATGGATAGATTTACAACTACCGTAAAAAATAACAAACCTGATGGATCAAAAGATCATAAAATTACTGTGATTATACCAGTCGCTGGCATGGGACACAGAATGAAGTCGTATGGACCAAAGTGTCTTCTACAAGCAAACCAAAAAGAAACGATTTTAGAAAAAACCATATCCAATATAAAAAGAGAGTATCCTAACTCAGACATAATAGTAGTGGCAGGGTTTGAGTCAAACAAAGTAATAAATTCACTCCCTCATTACGTAAGGATAGTAGAAAATCCAAACTTCGAAGAAACAAGTATAGTTGAAAGCATAAGGCTTGGGATAAATGCGTCAGCTAATAAAAATCTATTGCTTGTTTATGGAGATTTGATATTTAACGTCTATTCTATAAGAGGCATAGAAAAAAACGGAACATGTGTAATAATTGATTCCAAATCTAGATTTAAAGATGACGAAGTTGGAGCGACCATTGTAAAAGAAAAAGTTACCATGTTTGCATACGGTTTAGAAAAAAAATGGTCACAAATAGGATATTTTGAAGGAGAGGCTTTTGACATGCTGAAGAAGCTATGTTCAGACAAGAAAAAGTCTAGATTGTACCCTTTTGAAATATTTAACATGATGATTGAGACTGGTATAAATATATCCGCCATAGAACCTAAGAGAATGATTATAAAAGAAGTAGATTCTTTGAAAGACCTATAATGACAAATCATGCAACTTATTGGGCATATATAAACAATGATTACAAATGGTACGCTTGGTATTATCTAGACGGAAAAGTTAAAATAAAACTAGGGCCATTTGATACACAAGGCGAAGTTCAGGAAGCGATAGAACAATATGAAAATCCTTATCTCAAGTGATGGTCCCCACGCGCATTATTATATAAGAATGTCTTGGGCTAAAGTTTTTAGAGCTATGGGGTACGAAGTAGCACTATGGCATAAAGACCAAAAGCCCGCGTTTGATGCTTTCGACGAATTTGAGCCTGACTTATTTATGGGTCAGACATATCACATAAATGAAGCCTTGATAAAATGCATCAAGCAAAGACCTCATATGAAAGTAGTCATGCGTGCCTCCGACTGGGGGGATATGCAAAAAGATATAGATCTTAAAAAGTATCCAATATTAGTCGCTCAAGACAAAGAGAAATGGCTAATGGAAAAACTTAAAACAGAAACGGGAAAACCAGATTTCGTTCATAATCACTATCATGAAAAATGGATGAAAGTCACGCATAACAAATGGAACGAGATAGGAATTAAGCCTATTTCTCTAATACATGGGGCAGACATCTTTGACTTCTATCTTCGACCTCCAGCAAACGAATTAAAATGTGACATTGGATTCGTTGGAGGGTACTGGCCTTACAAAGCTATAAACTTAGACAAGTACCTTATTAATCTTTGTCATCCTGTTGGCGATTATAACATAAAGATATTTGGAACATCAAGCTGGCCAGTTACTCAATACTTAGGAACTATAATGCCTGAAAATGTAGGAGCTTTGTTTGCTTCTGCTACTATCTCCCCAAATATTAGTGAGCCTCATTCACAAGACTTTGGTTATGACATAATTGAAAGACCTTTTAAGATTCTGATGTCTGGAGGGTTTTGCATCTCAGATTATGTAGAGTCTATGGCAAACGATGTTTTTACTAATGGTGAAATTATATTTGCAAGGACGCCAGAAGAGTTTAAACAGTTGGCCGACTTTTATATAAAAAACCCAGACGAACGACTTAAACACATGAAGACAGGTTATGAATCCGTAGTGAAAAATCATACATACTTTGACAGAGTATCTACTATACTAGATAATATAGAATGGGAATCCGAAGCAAAGAGGTGTCTTGAAGTCAAGAATAATTTTTTTGAGGTAGAATAATGACTGTTTTAATTACTGGCGCAAATGGTTTTATCGGAAGACATCTAATAAAAAAGCTTTCTAAATACAGAAGTGCTTTTGGAGAAGTAATAACCGTTAGCCGTAAACACTTTAAGTCTCCATATTCGGATAGGCACTACAGATGCGATCTGGGTTTTTCAGATATTACAGAACCTGATTTTTCTTGCTTAAAATTTATCTACAGTCGTCATGAGCCTTCTTGTGTATTTCACTTAGCTAGTAAAGCCACCGTTAAGATGAAAGGTAATGATCCATTCAATATTATTCAGGACAATATCTTAAGCACGCAGAAAATCTGTCAATGGGCGCCAAAAGGCGCTAAAGTGGTTCTCGCATCATCAGTAATTGTATATGGCGATTGGGGTGATTTGTATATAGAAGAAGATAAAACAGAACCAACATCTATATACGGCATGACCAAAAGAGCCTCTGAGAGTATCTTAAACTACTACACAAGCACTGGAGCAATTAAAGGCGTGTCGGCTCGCATGTGTGCTACTGTTGGGCGTGGTCTTACCCATGGGGTTGTTTATGATTTTATTAGAAAAATTAAAAATAATCCTGTTTTAGAAGCTTTAGGTAATTGTCCGGGTTCTACTAAACCCTACTGCCATATAGATGATGTCACAGACGCTTTGGTATTACTAGCTTTAAAAGAAGATGTAGACAAATACTACAATGTAATGCCTAATGACCTAATAAATATAGAACAAGTTGCAAAAGCTGTTATGTTCGGGATGGGTATAGAGAAAGACATAACTTGGCTAGGAGATGAAGCAAATTGGAGTGGCGATAATAAATTGATAAGTGCTTTGAATAGCAAGTTAAAATCAATAGGGTGGCAAAATAAACACAATTCAAAACAATCTATAATTAAATCTGTTCAAGAAATATTAGAAAAGGAAACTAATGGTTAAAGTATTAGTTACTGGCGGCGGAGGTTATGTTGGCAATGTTCTTTGTAGGTATCTTCTAGATGAAGGTTATCAGGTCAAATGTGTTGATAATTTTAACAAAGGTCAGTGTGACGGAATTATCTCCTTGGCAATAAACCCAAATTTTGAATTTGCATACGCAGATGTAACAGTTGCGGAACAGATGAACGAAGCTGTCAAAGGATGTGATGCAATCGTACATTTGGCGGCAATTGTAGGGTTTCCAAGCTGCGCGGCTCAGCCGTCTTTGGCAGAGATTGTCAATGTTCAAGGAACCAAGAACGTTATCGACGCAAGAAACAATTACTCCAAGACGATACCTCTCGTTTACGCGTCCACAGGCAGCGTCTACGGCAAGGTAGAGGGCATATGCACCGAAGAGTCCCCATTGAACGCTGTGTCGCAGTACGGCATAAATAAGCGCGTTGCAGAGGGAATGATTTCCGACGAAGAGAACACTGTTTCCTTTCGTTTTGCCACGGGGTTTGGTGTCAGCCCATCAATGCGGGTGAACCTACTTGTAAACGATTTTGTTTATCAGGCTATGACAAGCAAGATATTAACTATTTTTCAGGCAGATTTTCGTCGCACTTTTATTCATGTAAGAGATATGGCAAAAGCTTTTACTATGGGTGTAAAGAATATGGGCAGATGGAAGCATAAAGTATACAACTGTGGAGCTAATCATCTTAATTGGACCAAAAGAGAGTTAGCTGAATATATAAAAGAACAAACAGGATGTTTTGTGCATTACGAGGAAATTGGAAAAGATGGTGACCAAAGAGACTATGAAGTTAGTTATAATAAGCTAGAAGCCGAAGGGTTTAAGTGCGACGTGGACATGGAAACAGGAATAGATGAATTAATTAAGGTTTCTCCAATTTTGCAGATAAGACATCAATACTCATGATAGATATAAAAAATAAGAAGATTCTCGTAACTGGGGGTCAAGGTTTCCTCGGTCTAGCTATCTGCAAAAAGATAGAAGAAAAGGGAGGAATACCAATACCTCTAAAAAGCGAAGAAGTCAATCTTCATAATCTTGAAGCTATTATACAGTTTATGACTGCTTGCAAGCCTGATTACTGCATACATGCCGCAGGATATAATGGAGGAATTGAATTCAATAGAATGTACCCAGCGGATATACTCTATTCAAATACCATAATGGGCTTGAATATACATTACGCTTGTCAATACATGAGAGTCAAGAAGATTCTCTCAATAATGACATCTTGTGCTTATCCAGACACAGGAATGGAGGTTCTAAAAGAAGACACGTTTTGGGAAGGTCTTCCAAATAAGACAATTAGAGCGCATGGTATTGCTAAAAGAACCCTTCAAACGGCAGCAGAGGCGTATAACGACCAATACGAACTGAATGCGGTTACTGTTTGCGTTACAAATCTATATGGCCCAAATGATACGTTTAATTTAATTAGAACTAAAGTTGTTGGTGCTTTAATAAGAAAATTTGTAGAAGCTTTAGAAGACAGAACATCTGTAGAATGTTGGGGAACAGGCGACCCCATGAGGGAATTCATGTATGTAGAGGATGCCGCAGAATCAATCGTTCAGGCTTTGCAAAAATATGATGATTCGACACAGCCTCTTAATATTGGAACAGGAAAAGATATATCAATAAAAGAACTTGTCGAGTATATCGTTAGTGCAACAGGGTTTAATGGAGAAGTTAACTGGAATACTGATAAACCTGACGGACAAATGAAAAAGCTTCTGGATACTACCAGAATGGGTGAGTATATTACACTAACCCCAATAGAAGTAAAAGAAGGAATAAAGAAAACGGTAGAATGGTATAAAGGCCACAAAAAACATGCCGACTCAAAAAAATAAACAAGTTGGTTTTTTAGTTAATGAACTTACCGCTAGTCATCTAGCTTTCTCATTGATAAAAAATCTAAATAATTACAACGATGAATCCAATACTGATACGGTTCTATTTTTTGAAAATGCTTCATCTTCAATAATCAAGCCTAACTTCTCAATAATGGCAAGTAACGAAATATGGAACTTCAACGGAGCTTTAATTTCAACAGATATAAATACAACTTTATCACTTAAGAAATGCTTCTCACCTAGAAAAAAAATATTTTACGTTTGGGACTTAGAATGGATGCGTAATCCAAAAGGGGTCGTGCTGAAATTTGAAGAAACCATACAGGCCTTTTCAGATGAGTCAATAGAACTGGTTGCCAGAAGCGAAGATCACGCCAAAGCAATAGAAAACCTATCTAATAGAAAAGTAAAACACATAGTAGAAAACTGTAACATAGAAAATTTAATAAGGATAACCAATGAATAGTGCATTTATAAACAAGCACAAAGAGTACATTATCAACGAATACGTTGAGAATAAAAAAAGTACTTACGAAATAGCCCAAGAGCTAAAAACTTACCCAAACAAAATCCGAAGAACTTTGAATACTCTTGGCGTATCTCTAAGAGACAAGAGTTCTGCTCAAACAGTCGCTATTAAAAGCGGAAGGCATGAGCATCCCACCAGAGGGAAAAAGAGAACAGAAGCAGAAAAAGTAGCCATTAGTAACGGTATGGCTACCTATTGGGAGAACATGGAAGAAGACGAAAGAAAACGTCGTTCGGATCTTTCAAAGAAACAGTGGGCAGAAATGTCAGAAGAAGATAAGGCAAACTTGAGAAAGTTAGCCGCCGAAGCCGTAAGAAAAGCCAGTAAAGAAGGATCAAAAATTGAAAAATTTGTCTACGAAGGCTTGACTAAGCTTGGTTATGATGTTATCTTTCATAAACGCGGATTAATAGCAAACCAAAATTTAGAGGTTGACCTATTTGTTCCGTCTATTAACACGGCAATCGAAATTGATGGGCCAGCCCATTTTCTCCCTATCTGGGGAGAGGAAAGTCTAAACCGTCATATCAAGTCAGATGCCCAAAAGGCAGGCTTACTAATGAATAGAGGCTTTGTTATTTTGCGAGTTAAAAATGTTATCCGGAATCTTTCTCAGAAAAACATGAGAGAAACCTTAGCTGCTATCTTGCAGGAGCTAAACAAAATTAAGAAAAAGTTTCCACCCGTTACAAAACGCCTTATAGAAATTGAAACATAAATATGACTATGGTTTATAACAAGTTGAGTATAAAAAAGCTTAAAGAAATTTTGAATGAGTATAACTGCGCTGTACCGTCCGGTGCAAAAAAAGCAGACCTGATTGAATTAGTGGAGGCTATTATGGCTAAAGATGAAGAATTTGTGAATATGCGTGTTTCTAATGAAGACGACATTTTTGAAACTACCGAAGAAGAGACTCAAGAAGAGACTCAAGAGGAGGTTTCAGAAGAGGCTACAACCCTACGGGAGAATATTGGGCAAGCAGAAAATAGTCCATCAATGTTTAGCGCCGAATGGAATGAGTATGTAATGGCTCATTTTCACGCCAATGAACTTATTGATGGCAATCCTGTATGCGCTGGCTTACGTAGGGTGGCTGAGTTTTTGTTGGGAGATATTATTGAGTCTGGCCCAGAACAGGTTTTTCCTGCTACGGACGGCTTGTCTCCCGACAGAGCAACTGTAGTATTTAAGGTTGTTTTTGACTGGATGAATACCGGAAATTACAGAACCTTTAAAGAAGTTGCGGATGTGTGGCATGGAAATACCGATGATCTATTTTGCGCACATCCTGTTGCTACAGCATCTACTAGAGCAGAAGGTAGAGCCTTAAGAAAAGCTTTAAAGATTAGATGTCTTGCGGCAGAAGAGCTTGCTAAGAAGAATATTGTTGAGATTGTTCAACAGTCTGTTAAGCAGGCTCCTACGTCTGGAGAATACCAAGCCGACAAAAACATTAGTAGTCAACAGATACAATTTATTGATAATAAATGTAGTGTGTTAGACATTGATGCCTTTGCTTTTATTAATATGGGAAGTAGTAGTTTTTCCGGTATTAGTGAAGTAACTAAAGATAGCGCTAAGAAGATGATAAAAGTTCTTAATAACTATCAAAACAATAGTAACGAGATTTCACAAAATATTTTAGGTTATAAAGTTAATTGGAGAGAATGATGAAAGTAAATTATACCAGTGGTAAGATTAGCGCAGAGATTGAAGCAGACACTCAAATTGACCTGTTTCAAAAACTTGCTAACTTCCAAGAAATTTTTGCAGAGAACAAATGCGCTAAATGCGGCAGTGACAACATTAGATTTCAAGTTAGGAATGTAGAAGAAAACCTATACTATGAAGCTAAGTGTTCTGGCTGCGGAGCAAAACTGGCATTCGGCGTTATGAAGAAGGGTGGAAGACTTTTCCCTAAACGTAAGGATAAAGACGGTGGCTGGCTTCCTGACGGTGGATGGGTTAAATGGAACCCAGACACTCAAAAAGAAGAGTAAAAAAGAAAACCCCGCCAGTAATGACGGGGTTTTTTGTTGCTCTGTGGTTACAGGTATTAGAGGTATTCTAGCTCTACATACAAACCGTATTGAGTCTTGCTGCCTATACTATCGGGGGAAGCTGACACTCCTAAGTACCAGTCATGCTGCGTGTATTGACCTGTGTTTGCAGATCCGTCTCCAGCATAGTAACCGCTTGGCCCCGGAGATTGTGCTAAAGGCACATAAATACCACTACCTCCAACTGTGTTGGTTCCGTCTGGCAGTCTAGTGGTGGGGTTTGCTGCCCCTATTACAGTCCCTTGAGCGTCTGTTCCGGGGTGTGTTGCACTTCCAAAAAAGTAAGAGTCTCCAGATCCTTCTACTGTATAAGAAACGGATGGATGAAGTAATTCAAAAACTCTCGTAATTACTCCACTAGCAGGATGATCTTTGTTGGTTCTATCAAAGATTCTCATTTTAGTGTTTTGCGTTCTAACTGCCGTAGCGTTAGTAAATCTAACATTAAGTGTTGCTTTTTCATTTGGCACCCATTTTAACCCTGTAGCGGGTACAATGCCAGCGGCAAAAGCTTTAGTGTCAGTAGAATATTTTACATTATTTACAGCACCACCATTAGTAGTTCCGTTACCATTAGTAATAAATGTGGTATCTTGGAAACTATTTAGTTGTACTGATTGGCCAAAAGAACCACCAAAAAAACCTAGTCCAGAACCAGACAGGTTGTTGATAGCAGTTGTTCCGGCATAAAAACTTATTGATGCCATGTTGAATCTCCTTAGAGCTTATTTCTAATATATTATACACCATTACTCAAAAAAGCCTTTTGTTTTCTTAATTTGCTGCTGTCCTTTTTTATAAGGAAGCATTCTATTTAATATAGCTTGCCTTTCAGTGCATCCACAATCTGCATTAAATAGTCCAAACAGAAATTTCGTAGTCTTTTTAAGTCCTGTTGTTTTTGTTACTTTTGCTATAGTATCTCCTACACCTCTTGATATCTTGGGTATTTCAGGATCTCCCATGAAAAACCCGCTAGAATCAATTTCTTCCTCTTCTATAATCCCATCAGGAACATTTAAATGTTCAAGTGATATGTTTTGCATTGGTCCTTCTCCTCTTTCCCACAAGTCAAAGTATCTCTTATCAAGCCTACAAAGCTCCTGCATAGCTTTACTCTTCATGCATTTATGCTGTTTGCAAAAGATAGTGTCGTTATTATTTTCTATCTGGCATTGACAAGGAGTTTGTTTTGGGGGATAGTTAACCTTTTCCTTTTTCTTTTCCTTTAATCCAAATACACTTGGTTTACTACTTTTCCCATATCTTGTTTCTAGATAATTTACGTCTTCTTCTTGTGTCTCAAAAAATCCCTTCATGATCTTTTCCTTTCTCCTCCTCCGCCTATTACAGGCTTGGGAACCCCATAGCTGTCAAGGGCTTCTGTAATGTTTACGTGTATTAATGAATCTCCATCGATCTTATAGTTCTTTTGTAGCCAGTCTAATATCGGCCCATTGAGCGAGCCTGCGTGTGGCCAACACTCATCCTTACACGCCCAGTAATTTGTCGGACCTCTTAAGTTGCAACATATCTGAGGGAACCTCAGCCAAAATTCTAAGTTTACTGGCTTGTCGCTATTATTGTCCCTGCTTTTATTTTCTGGCAACTTTTGACCTATTGTTATATCAAAAGCTCCTCCATGTCTTGACCAATAAGCCCTACCTCCATTATAGAAGTTCACATACTTTCCAGTGGGCATATCTTTTGTGGGAGCAATATACTTTGAATAATCCTCTTTGTCTTTTTGGCTCATGTGCGGATTGGCCAAAACCTCATTTGCATATATTAAACCTTTCCATTTTCTCTTAGGGGGTGCTATGCCCGTATCAGTAACAGAAAGCCCCAAGTCGTATGTAGTTTTTCCAAACTCGTTTTGATAAAGGGAATCACTCACCTTTGCGTCGTCTAGATTCTTTAGTAGAAAATCTCTACTCTTATATTTAGATAAAGGATCTCCAAAATAATCAGTATCTTTACTTATCTTATAAGTTTCCATGTATCTAATGGATGTAATTAAATCACCTCTTCTTCTTGAAGCTGTGTTAAAGATTCCATCATAGAAAACTTTTCCTTCAGCGGCTTCGCACTCTTGCGGAGTAAGTATCATTTTCTCTTCTGTTAATCCGCCTTTTCCAGTTTCTAAAAATTCTCCATACTTGCTGATGTTTTCACCCTCTTTGGCATTTTCTAATTTATCAGTGTCTAGCTTGTAACATAGGAACATTGGAATTACTTCATGTTCTGCTTCTAGACATTCTTTTTCTTGGTGTCTTTCTAATAAACCTTTAGTATATACATCGACTTCACTAGATATATGAGGCGTAAATATACTACCAGATGGACAGTCTTTTCTTTTTGTCTGCGTTACCGTTGGGAATGTCTTAACAAAATCTTCTTTTCCTGTGAATAATTTACAGTGTCCTAAGTCATTAACATTTCCGCCTCTACATTCAAATGCAACTTTTTCAAAATGACAAACATCACTCAATTCACACGCTTCAGTTAACTGAGTATAAGAATGAACCCCAGCAGGACCAGTCACAGTAGAAGGAGTAGCGCCAATTTCAAATCTATTCCCAAGGAAATCATAGTATCCCTGAGTTGAGAATATAGTCGATCCACTGATTAATTGTTCAAGCTGTAATTGTTTTTCATTATCGCCATAAAATGCTAATCCACCAACTTCTAAATCACCTCTGAGAAAATGGCTTTCAAATCTATTTAAATTCATGCAAATCGGCAAATGGCTTGGCTCTGCTGCAACCGTGTCATCAAGCGTTGTTTCATTGCCCGAATCATACGCTACGCGATGTAGATAATAACCATCTGTCAATGAATCACATTCGTCTTTTGGTAATTCTTCATAGTCACTTCTAGGTTGAGACGGGTCAAATAGGTGGGTCTTATTCGCTTGGCTTCTTTGGCCTCTCTTGCCTTCTGTTTCAAGAACGGACATATTACTTGACGCTTTCCAGACTTTTGCTTCATCATTAACAGTAATATGTTCTTCGTCTGCTAACGCATAATAATCTAATTTGTTATCTAATATTTTTTCTCTAAAAGATTCTACGTAAGATAAAAGATTACGGTCTTGTGGACCCCCAAGATAAATAGTATCTAGATAAGTTTTAAAGTCTTTTTTTACTAAAACGTGATTTCCATCAATAGGCGTTAGCGGGCATTTTATGAAATCGTCTTCATCTTCATCAAATGAGATATCACCAATACATTCATAACACTCTCCTTGTGAGTCCCCGTGTTGATAAGCCACGCAGGCTTGTTCTGTATAGAAACCTTTGAGTTGACAAGCTGGCGGACATCCTGATTCAAAATCTTTTTCTCTATCTTGTAAGTCATTAGGTTTCAAATTATCAGGGTCTTCATATTTTCCTTGTACTATTGTGTCATTTCTTATTCCAATAACCCATTTTCCATTGAAGACTGTCTCACATATGTACTTATCGGCGTCGGCGTCTTCAAAAGCCTGAATCCATTTTCCTGCTATTCCATCTGTAAACTCGTTAACATCTGCGCACTTATTGACGTCTTTTTGTTTACCACTACCGTCGGCCTTGTAACAGTATCCCATTCTGGAACCCTTGCATGTAGCCTTATAAGCTATGGTTCCACTAATCATTATTTTTTCATGAGGAGGGTTAGGATTTTTGCTATCTTCATGAGGCCCTGCTGTTGGGTCAATCTCTACTCCTATCACAGTATTCAAAAATTGAGGCACCCAAATATGGTTATTAGCAATGCATTCGGTTATTGTTTTGTAATTTCTATTATCTAAACAGACTCCAATAGACGGACTGTAAATATTTTCATAACTGTTAATTGCAGTATCTTTCTTCTTGCCAAAGAAACTAGAATCAACAATAGAATGAACTGGAGTAAAAGGTGAGTAATCTCGCCATAATTTTCCTGTTCTTCCCGGAGAAATAATGTCGTCTTGTCGATCTGAACCCGAAAATCTTAGGCTTTCTAAGTTATCAGGACTCATTGTTTTGCCTTTTGGCCACATCTGACTTTTTGCGGTTCCCGACATTGTTTGAGTAGCTACAGGATAAGGATTATTTCCATATGGATATTTAAGCTTTTTATTAGCAACCATTTGCGATCCTGATAAATCGCTGGCTAGTCCAGTAGACTTAGCTGATTTAAGTGGATATTGAGCAATTCTATTGAATTCTTGTTCATTGACAATAAGCTCAATACTGTTTGCATTGACGACTTTTCCATCTTCATCGATTGGTTTTAAAGTTTCATTAAGATCTTCATCAACCGCTACGTATCTTATGTCATTATATTTTAGATGTCTATCTTTTCTACTATCTTTATTTATTAATGGAGTGATGTCGTTGACTTTTACGAATATAAACTCTCCAGCTCTGTTTCCTCTAGTATAAGTAGTATAACCGTTAGCGTCCTCTTTTGGGAGTTTAGGAGTTCTTATACTTTCGGCTAAAACAGTGCCTCTTAAGAATGGGTTTGCGGCGTGTTTATTTCTCGTGTAGTCATCTCTAGAGCTAGACTCAGCTTCTGTTGGGCCAGCCATTCCTATGCTCACGCTTGTTCCAGCTGCGTAAGAGCATGTACCGCCTTGAGATTTTGCTACAAGAGTTCCTTCTCCAGTCAAATGGTTGACATCAATAATATCATGAACGGTTAGTATTTCTGATCTCTTGTCAGGCCCCATTTCAAAACCTACAGTTTGACAAATATGGTTTATAGCTCCTCCTGTTGAACAAGCTACAGAACCATTCCATAATGCCGTGTGGTTCTCATCGAAGAATTGCCTGTCTGAGCCTTCGTATGTACAACATCCAGCCGTGACGCATGGACCTTTTGGTCCACACGTAGCATAAGAAAGACACTTTCCGGCAAACATGAATTCTCTAGCCTGCTGTGGGACTCCTTCCGCTATGGACTTCCCAAAATGCGGCCATGTGTCACATCCAGAATTAGTTTGGCATGGAGGATTGCCTAACACGCCGTAGTCAATGCGGAGAGTTTTCAATTGACCGTCTGTCTCGGCTATATGAAAGTTGCAGTTTGTTATTTCTGCCCAAAGCTTCATACTATCGCTTTGATAAGTTGAAGGAGAAGGACCAAGGCCTCCATCGCTTAGCTCGCCATTGGTTTCTGGTAATATTGAAGATATTGCATTTCCACATCCTAATACAAGCCTTATGAAGTGACCATCTTTTGGTGTAGAAGGTTCTCTTGCGTCTCTGTATCCACCGCTGTTTTTCACGCCTGCGTATTCATATTGAGGCATGTCACAACCATCACAATCAGCATTGGTAAAGACGAGATACTTTGCTGAAGAATTCATATGCGGTGGAGGCTTACAGTCAGAACCAAAAGCAGTACGATTGGCATTTCTAGGAAAGACTTTATCTTCGCAGTTAGTAGGATCTGAGTCTTCCAGACTGCACTGTTTAGTTCCTACTTCGTTCATTAATGTCCATTCGGATTTCCAGACTTCGCCATCGTATTCCATAGGAACATCTAACAGGTTTCCGTCCCCGCTTTTTACTGTTAATCCGGGACATGTGCTTGTTATTGGTTGGTGGGCTACGGCTTGGTTGTAACAAACAGCATTGGGTGCGGTGTCTAGCGTATCCCCGAACGATCCGCAGCAAGACCCATTTGGATTATGGTGGTAATATCCATCTTTGTCTTCTCTTGCTAGAGTTGGATTATGCCAGACAGAATCTATCATTTGCTCTTTACAAGACTCCTGTCCAAATACATCTTTTCCTGCGTACATTTTCTCACATTCGCATGAAGCAGGCAGATGATTTTCAAAGCATCCACAAGGATCAAATTCCCAGTGGTATGTAGTTTCAGAACCTAGACAAGTAATATATAGAAATGCTGGTGACAGTGGCGACGCAGGAGGTGCGGTTGGTGGCGTCGGATCCATACATCCAAGCGCCGAGGAACAGCTATTTTCCTGCGTCCACATGCCGCTGCCGTCGCCGGCTGGCGTCCATTTAAACTCAGCTTGTTGATTGGAACAAATCGAAGCGTCAATAGTTTCAATACAATTGCCTTTTAATTCTCCAAACCACTTTACTCCCGTGTTGCCAGCTTGGCAGAGTCCATGCTTATACTCAAACATAGTACAGCTTGGATATTTATCCATGTTTGTTATACATTCGCAACTAGGGTTCGCTTCTCCACAGCTGTCCTTACCGCTGGAACAGCAATTATTGCCATTTTTATCTAAAGGGGTGGTACTAGTAAAACGAGTGTTATTAACCCAAACGCCATTACTGTCGTAATAACCGGATCTTGCATCAACCTTATCTCTTAATGGAACACCATTTTCATTAGTAAATACATCCGCGCATCTCCTACAGTTTGTTGTTCCATTAATGGTTATTCTTCTTCTTAAGAATCTATCGCACTGATCTTTTGACTGTAGGGCTGTAAATGTACCTCCATTATCTGCACATGATTGTGGTCTATGAGGGAAGATTGTTCCTACAACACCCGGTGTCACGGTTCCTTCACATCTTCCAAATGAACTCGGGTCTTCTTCACATTCTTCAATTTCACTCCATTGTAAACCAGAGTCACGCTCAATTGGTTGTCCTAGATCGCATGGATGATATGCATCTTCGCAACAATAACCTTCTGCTTTAGAATAATTCCACCAGTCTTCTCCAATCCATATATTCTTGTCGGATTCACATTTTTGTTTTGCAACTGCCGCATCTTGCTTCCATTCATAATCGGGGTCAGCCATGCAATCAGTTTGATTTTTATCTACTTGGATTGTTTTTCCTGTCTCAACACAGAAAAAGTCTCTTACACCATAAAGAATATCAAAATCGTCTATACCTTTTGACCCCTTGCTTGTGTTATCAATACAAACATTTGGTTCATAACAAGGATTAATAGTACAGTTCGCAATATTTAAATACTCGCTTGAAACGGTTGATAAAGTCGCTGTTAGATTTTCAGGTATGTAATGATCATTACAAACTGGACAAACGCCTTTTTGTTCTATAGAGACATAATAATCGTTCGCTCGATATTTCCATTTTTGAGCAATTCCAGAAAATCCGGGTCTATAGTGCAGAACACACTCGCTATCCATCGCACAAGCTGCTTCTTCTTCAGGACTTATTAAACCTTGATATGTCTCCCATTTTCCTGTAAATGGACAGGTATTCCAAACACTAACCGCTCGGGATCCGACTTCTGGTCCTTGATTAGGTAGATGGTGTTTTAGTACCACAGTACCTACGTTTTTATCAATACTTACAACTTCAGTGATTATTTGGTTACCATTGGCATCCGAATCAGGAAAGGGGTTATATACTTTTTTGCCTTTACCATTAGCTGATAAACTGAATAAAGAAGCCGCATTGCAATTGGTAGCATCATGCGAAGAGAAATCTAAAGCATAATACGCTTCGTCTGTATGATTTGAATAGTTTCCTTCAATCCAAATATATCCAGATTCAGGACTCTCTAGTAAAGAATCAAAGCTTATAAGACTTTTTATTTCTTTTAGCTGTTTCCCTGAGAGAAGTTTTGTATTGGTTTTTGATCTTGGTTTATTAGGATTATTTGTAAGACATTTTCTTTTTGAAAATCCAGTGTCAAATGATATACCATTGACTGCACCTCCAGCAAACAACTTAAGAGGTTGAGGGTCAGACGTGGGTTCTCCTATTGCAAAATGCAAATAATTCCATCCAGTATTTTGGCTTCCAATGTCGCTAACTGTCCCTAGAACAGTACTAGAGTCAACGAGGGTCGTTAGCGTTACCGCTATGTTATCCATATGGGCATAAACAGAATACCACTCTAATTGAACTTTTTGTTCTTCTCCGTAACATTTGTCAGTAGTCCCATCAACAGGCTTTTTGTCACATGTGTAAAGCTCGAAAGTATCCGCTGTTACATTTTTTGCTATAAAGAAAGGCGCAGGGTCCGGATCTTTGCCAGCTACTACTACACCATCACATGCATAATATTTTCCGGTGTCGCAGGTTCCGTTTGATTCATGTGGACAAATAGCGGATGGATTTATTATAATATCACAATCCTTACCGCATTGGTTGTATTTTTTCTCTTCCCATTGGGTTTCTTGCCATTCACCAGCAGTCATAACGTTTGCGGCAAAGTTTCCTAATACATCACGTATATCAACTTTGTCACCGTCTGCTAAATTGTGAGAAGACGAAGTTATTTTAATTGGTTTTTCATTGCTGGCAAACTGGACTCTTCCTGAACCTTGAGTACCAACACAGCTGTCGTTAATAAAGCTTATCTGACTATCGCCAACCGGATATTGGCCGGTGTCTTGCCAATAATCAGGTGAGTTTCCTTCTTCTGCTAGTTTAGCATCTTCAACAGTTTGGTTTACAGTGCCTCCGCTCGCTGAGGTTGTTTGAACACCGTCTTTTATATCAAAAATCGAATGTGGATCTGAATACCCTAAAGGTAATGATCCAATATTTTCGGCGGGCTGTATATAAGGACCAATCCTTTTGTTATATAAACTACTGGCAGAACCAATAGTATCAGCAATAAAGATTCCGTTACATGATTCTTTATCTGAAGGTGTGGATACGCCACCATTTATACAGTCGCCATGTTGTTTCCCAAAAACAATGTCTGCTAAGTCATCTGGTATACCTCTGATACTATTACAGCTAGTTGGCTCTAGAATAGAGCGACATCCTTCTCGCCACTCTCCTCCAGCCCCATATTCTGGTGGAAATGTCCCAGCTGGATTAGACGCCGAACGATTCTTAGAATATGTCTCAAGACTTGCTTCACATTCTTTTCTATTTTTCGCCGGTCCATTCATTATGGGAATAGCAAAATCGTCAATACCTATTCGTAACAGCGCTGGAATGACCCCATCGGGACCAGTACATTCTTCATAGTATTCACAGCATTTATTCCATGCTCCTCCGGACTGAATGCAAGACTGTTCTGAGGCTGAGTTATCAAAAGTGCCATCTTTATACAGACAGTATCCAGCAACTTCACAAGAACTTTTACTTCCATCGAACGCCTCGCATCCCCAACCCCGCTCTATTGTGTTTCCAACAGTTACCCTACTGTATGGAAATCCGCAAGGGTGATCTCCATCTACATCGTTGTGTATATCGTCTGTCCAACCAATTGCTCCTAAACTTTTAGTGCATGTGCCTTTTGTCAGAAATCCTATATGGCTTTTAACCCAGATGTTAAATTGATTAGAAATACTATTACAATAAGCCTCATAGGCAAGCTCACCTGCCTTTTTTTCAAAATCAAAGTACAAGAAGTAATCCTGACCATAGTTTGCAAACCAATGTCCCGGATCTCCGGCCCATGCCCTGCTTACACAATTAAACCAATACGTATAATCCACCTTTGCATCTTCGATAGTTTTTGCTCTAAGTTGTCTTTCTCCAGTAGCTTTGAATGGCTGAGGCTGAAGATTAAATTTAGAAAACGTTTCTGCCCCTTTTGAATTTTTAGTATTGCTATAGTCTCTCGCACTCGAACCACTGCTCGAATAATTACCATGAGAATAAACAAAGCCAGTACAAAATTCTTTTTGGCTAGATTTATCATACCCACTTGCTCCATCAGCTATGCCGTCAGCGTTACCATCAGGATGTCTACACCACCAGTCATAGACATAGTCATACATTGCATCTGCTGGAAATGGCCCGCTCAAAAATGAAACAGGTGTAAGATAAGGAGTGTCGGGCTGTTCATTCCACCACTCATACACTTTATCAAAGATGCCAAATTTTAGATCCCATGATGGCTGAGTCTCTCTCCAATAAGTATTTCTTGCAGGCAGAGACATGTCTCTTTTTGTGGGACCCTTTTCTAAGTCAAAACCTTTTTTACTGTTGCTGTCAGACAATGTTAAATTAAAGTTAGAATCATTTAACATCTGATTTGTTGGTATCTTGAGTACTATTTCTTCTCCGCATCCAGTCATAAAACTGTTTGCGTCAGTCACCCACTTACTGTTTCCTTCTTCATCTACGCCGCAGTCTTTTTCATTAGATATGCTCCAATCGTATATATCAGGGTTAGTACTTGTCTTACATCTTCCGCCATCTTTGTTGTCGCCATGAAAAAACCCTTCATCAAAACAGTTCTTCCAAAACCTACAAGGTCTTATGAGTAAAGTCCAAGAAGTGTTATATTTGTTTTTTAGCTCTTTTTGATGTCGCGGGGTTCTATCGAATTGATTTGTAGCCGGTACATCAGGCGGCATTAAGACGTATTCTTCATACGGTGTAAAACAAGTGGTATTCTCAAGATTAGAATCTTTTACCTGAAGACCAGAAACGCTTGTTTTAGATCCAGAAAACTGTGGCGTTCTAGATGGATGATTTTGATCAATCATATGATCGCCACAACAAGAATACTTTTCGTATTCAGAATCTTCCCAGTCGTTGCTTATAAACCTGTTTGCGTTCCATGTTTCATCTGCTTCTTCACATTTTTCTTTTGTTGTCTTAGTGGCGTCGCTACAATAAGCATCTCTTATTCCATGTCTAGCTTCGCAGGTTGTTTGATCTGCAAAAACCCAGATATTCCCATTAGCTTCGCATTCTTTCTCATTTGCAGCGAGTTTAGGGATTCCGGTTGCATTTTCGCATCTTGGGGGTATCTTTTTCTCAGATCTTTTTTGTACTGTATTTATGACATCATTTGGGTATTCACAAACGCCAGTAGCTATACAGCTTTCTTCATCACCATAAAGCCATTTATAGGCAGTCCATTTTCCATTAGGGTCAGCGTCTGTGCATTCTTTTTCAGTGACTCCGTCTTGAAGCACGTCACAGGTTCCGTGGTCTGTACAATCTTTTATACTTTTAAACTTAACATTTCCGTTGGTGTCTTTTTCTAGAGACTCACACTCTTGCGGTATTCTTAAGCCGACAATCGGATCTTTACAGTGTGGTCTTTTTATTATGGGAGTAAAACCATCTGCCACACACGGAATAGTACCATCCGGTTCGTAATTTAGAAACTGATCACTTCTTGAGCCGTCGTTTGTATACCCATTACCCACTCGTGTTCTTACATACCCATCTTCAGCTACTGACACACGGTCTAATCTTGCAACATCTGCGGTATCTATGTTTTCTTTATCGAAATAGTTGTAGTAGAGATTGTGAGACGCTTTGAGATATTCGTCCTCCTTGTCTGTCCAGTATCCTATGCCGCTAGCTTCACAATCTTGTTTATTGCCAAATTGTGGCAAGGGATTTGCCACATATTTCTTCCTGTCTGCACCTCTTGGAAGTTCACGACAAATGGGATGAATGGTATAACGATGGTTAAACTTTTTACCATCACTTCCTTCTAGCTCCTCTCGCCAAGCGTCAGAGATCTCGCCTTCGAGGGTTATTTGCGGAGGTGTCTGCGGCTGACCATCGCCGCCGAGCTGCACTTTTACATAATGATCTTCTATATATCTCGGGGTTATTGTTTCACCCGCCCTCAAGCCTTTTGGTCCTTTAGTGCCAGCATATTGCCTGTTCGGGTGACCAACTCTACTAAAATTCCAGACTCCTCTGTCGTCAATAGAGCCTGCAAATTCGTGAAAGTCTATAGGGTCTAAATGATCATTGGGATTATGCTCATCTTGATAAGCGAATCTAGAGTTTGCAAAATGGCAATCACTTGGTTTTGAATATTCGCCATATGAATCGCTACGGCTTGTTGTATATCTACAAGAATCAAAGTCTGATATCTTTAAGCATGGCTTTCTACCTCTCCATGCTCCATTAGAATACTTTAATACTATTTGTAGTTTGTTGTCATTGTTGCTATTCTGGTCAATATTTTCATGGTATTTTTCCGCGAGATGCCTTCTAGTCTCTCCAGCGTCAGCCTTCCAGACAGTAATACCTAATTCATGAGGTAGTATGGTAGATATTCCCTCTTTAAATGGATGAGTGGTTCCGATATCAACACAACCACATCCTTGGGTACAGAACCTGCCTCCTCTTCTATCATTTAGAGCATCTCCATATGCAAACGGAGAGTCCGATTGTGGCACTAGATAAGAATGGTCTGGACCCCATTGAACACGACGTGTCCAATTGTTATGAATGCCAAACTGATTTTCCTTTAGCATCCAGTCATATTGACTGATGCCATTTTCTCTTGGGTCGTATGAAGTATCCCAAGGGTCGCCAATTGCCATTATATATCCTTAGTTAAACCGAGTAAGAAGCAGAGGTAATAGCGTAGTC